TATTTGGAGCAGTACTCATAACTATGAGCACATTTGCTATGGCGGAGCAGGAAACATCACCATTGCCTGAAATGCCACAAGATAATTTGCAAGGACAATTTTATTGGTTACAAATGCCTGTTATATGTGGAACTAGTGAAAGTGTAATTGCATTTATAGAAAAGAATGAAATGACATTGGTCAATGTTTCTGTTGGTAGAGATAGAGCTAAACCAGATGGTGAACCAGTTTTTATAGTAAGTTATTATGTTGACTCTACATACACACAATCACTTGTAGTTATGTCAACAATGGATGGAATGGAATCTTGTATGTTATACACTACATTTGATTTAAGGTTTATGCCAAAAAAACAAAGTTTATAATGAATTTGACGTTGAAGGGTAGATAATAGTTGGAGAAGACCCGAGTGCGATTCTCGGCATCTCCACCATAAACACATTGATTTCAAGTGTGCTTATGGGGGATGATATTAGCATCGATTCACAATCAAAACTATCTGGAGTTAAATCGCTAACAACGTACTGTTAAAACACATAAAAGCTAACGAAAGTTATGCTCTTGCTGCCTAGTTAATAGGTAACGGCGTTTGATAGTATATCGTGGCAACAGAAAAACTATCGTATATTATGGGAACGTAACAGGCTTGACATTTATCTCTAATATGATATAATATATTAATAAGAAGTGAGGATATAAAATATATGACAAATAATGGAGATCCAGAAGAACAACAAAGAGGATTAGACGCAAGTTTTGAAGATTCAATCAATTCATCATCAAGAACTGTTACTATTCCTTTAAGAGAATATGACAAGTTAAAAGAAGAGCAGCATTTCATTAAGGATAAGGCTCTTATAGATATTATTGACAATATCGAAAGATTGGTCAGAGCATTAAGAAAACATATTGTAAGAACAGATGTAGAATAATGTTAATGAATAGTAAAAAGTTTGCTATGATTATTGAAAGCGTAGTCAAAAATAAACGGATACCTTATATAGACGCTGTTTTAGAATATTGTAAAGATAATGATATTGATACAGCGTCTGTAGGTCCTCTCATCAACAAACAATTAAAAGAAAAGATACAAGCAGAGGCAGAAAAACTTAACTTGGTTGAAAAATCAAGCACAGCAGTTTTACCTATATAATATGAATAGTTATGAAGCATATACATTATATTTGGCTATTAAACTACACTTTACTTCCAAGTCTTATGATTTTTTTGTTCATAATGCTAAAGTCAACTCATCCTTCAACACATTTTTAAAACGTAATGACAGATTTTTCTTTCATAAACTTACTACTAAATATAACAAGGAAGAAATGTTAGAATATTTTGTGAGTAATTTCTTTCACAATTCTAAAACATGGATAGGCAACTTGGTAAGAGCAGATGGAGAAACTAATTATACAAAGTGGAAAAAGTATAATCAATCATTTACGTATAATTTTAGAAATGATTGTTTATTGGTCAATGATGTTATTGCTAATGATATTGCTAATGATAGCATTTCTTTTAATGATATGTTTCTCGTACATAATGGGCAACATCCAAGAATGCTACGCTTACTACTTTCAGGACGAATCTCAATACAAACACTCATCATCTTGGATAAAATACTTACGTTTATCAAAGATTGGGATAAAAAAATTACAGAAACAGTTATATGGCCTGAAAAATCATTTAAGATTGCCAAATTAAAACCATTCATAAACTTCAACTTAACAAAGTGTAAATTTATTATGAAAGAGGTGTTTGTATGATAAGAGAAGAAGTAATACTTCCAGAAACAAATAAAATATACAGCACTGATACCAAATATAAAGCGATAGATAGAATATATGGAGGTCTACATAAATCAGACCAAAGACTTGTATTAAAAGATGGTACTACATATACAGGTAAGATTGACAAAAGGTCTATTAAACTATCAGACGGTACATTAGGATTTGTACACTATGCTAATAAGAAATGGTTTGATAGATGTGGTATGCCAATAGACAAACCTACCAATCTAATAACTAGAGAACAAAATGATGATTAAAAAGAAAACTGAATCAGAAAAATTACAAGACGAATTAAAACCTATAGATTTTAAAGAACAAGCAGATAAAGAGCAAAAAGAATTAGATGAATCTATGAAAGAATCATTTAGACAACGTGATGAAAGAAAAGCAAAAGATGTCAGATAGATTCCCTACAGCAGAAGAAAGAGCATTTGGTAAAATCAAAGAGAAGATTGAACCTATTGAAGAAAAACTAGATGAGAAGATTGCTAAACTAAACAGCAGCCGTGTATATAAAAAGGTTACACCAAAAGGTGACCTGTCTTGGTATGTAAAATGGGTATCAGTTTTTCTTATACTGTTTGCAACTATGGCCAGAAGTGTAGGTACAATACCACAGTATGATATGTGGTTAGGTTTGTTTGGTACAGCAGGTTGGGCATACGTAGGATTCTTATGGCACGATAGAGCATTATTATTTTTGAATGCAATATTGGTATCTTTATTATTATTAGGATTGACGAATTATTATTTTTTATGATTAGAACATTTTTAATTGGTAATGGTGAGAGTCGTAAAGACTTTGATTTAAATGTATTGAAACCTTATGGCAAGATATATGGTTGTAATGCCATTTATAGAGATTATCCTGACCTATGTGATGTGATATGTGCTGTAGATGGTGGTATGATACACGAAATTTACCATTCAGGTATGTGTCAAAAGATACCTTGTTATTTTAGAGCGTGGACAAAGATACCAACACCAATGTATCGTAATGTTATTGAAGGTATGGCTACTGGACAAGACCTTAAGGAGATGAAAGACTTTGATATTATTAGACAGAATGAAAAAGGTGAATCTGCTGAATTTGCTACACACGGTTCAACCATATCAGGTGCAGTAACTATTTTAAAGAAGGCCAAAGATGAATATGGAACAAGAGTTACTACTGGCAAGAGAGAAACAAAAAATATACACAATGCTCACATTTATATATCTTGGATAAAAGAACCTGACAAGTCATTTGATATAAAAGAATGTGGTGAAGGTGGTGAAGATGAAGGTTGGGCGACAGGTCCTTCAAGTGGTTATGTTGCTACAATGAGAGAAAGACCTTGTGAAATTTATATGATAGGCCACGACTTAATATCAGATACAAAAACAATTAACAACATATACAAAAGTACAGATAACTATGTTACTACAGAATATGAACCCACACCATCAGGTAATTGGGAAATACAGTGGAGAGAACTAATGGAAAACAACCCTAAAATACACTTTTTTAAGGTAAACAAAGAATTAGATAATAAACCCACTAATCAGAAAGTAGATAGATTTAGAAACCAAGAAGGTGTCAATTTAGAATACATTAGTCAGGCACAACTGCTTGACAGAATGAGTAAATGGTGATATAATGTTACCATAAAGGTCGTAAATAGAAGGTAAAACTATTATATATAATATTATAATTACACTTATATTTACAAAAAATATATACAACAATACATACAAAGGAGATATATACAATGTCAAGTGCATTAGAAGCCCTAAAGAAATCAAAGTCAAACTTTGATACTCTAACAAAACAGTTAGAAAAAACAATAGACCAACCAGATAAGAAAAACAAGTACCAAGATGACAGGTTATGGAAACCAGAACTTGATAAATCAGGTAACGGTTTTGCTATAATCAGATTTTTACCTGCAATAGAAGGTGAAGATATGCCATGGCAACGAGTCTGGCACCACGCTTTCCAAGGACCAGGTGGTCAATGGTATATTGAGAACTCATTAACAACTTTAAATAAAAAAGATCCAGTTAGTGTAGAAAATACCAGACTTTGGAATACTGGTGTTGAATCAGATAAAGATATTGCTAGAAAAAGAAAAAGAAAGTTACAATACTATTCTAATATTTTAGTGGTGTCTGATCCAAAACATCCTGAAAATGATGGTAAAATATTCTTATACAAATTTGGTAAAAAGATTTTTGATAAGATTACTGAAGCAATGAATCCAGCATTTGAAGATGAAAAGGCTACAAACCCATTTGATTTTTGGGAAGGTGCAAACTTTAAACTAAAAATCAGAAAAGTTGATGGCTTTTGGAATTATGATAAATCAGAATTTGAGCAAATCAGTAAAGTAAAAACTACCGATGATGAGATTGACAAGATATGGAAATCTCAATATGCTCTAAAGCCCTTCGTTGATCCAACAAGCTTTAAACCCTATGACGAACTCAAAGAGAAACTGAATAGGGTGCTTACTGGAACAAGAAGTACCGAGTCTGTGGAAGATATTGACCTCCCACCTGTCAGTAATGACGTACCAACGTCTTCTAACAGAACCTCGGTAGAGAAAGAGGAAAAGTCCAACGGTAGCGATGACCTATCGTATTTTAGTAAATTAGCTGAGGACGATTCCTAATCTATCTCTCTCACTTTCTCAATGGGAGGCAGCAATGCCTCCCACACAAATCACAAACGTTTTAGTTATATGAGCCAATTGGCCTCCGTAGCGCCGATAGAATGCAATGGTCGGGAGACCTAGAAGTGTAGGTGAAAAGGATGTAAGATTCCGTAGGGTAGCTTGAGGTGAGGCCTCCTCAACTCATATAACTAAAACGTTTTAAGGTGGTCTTCAGTTAGAATAATAAAATTCATTTTGTGTTTTAAAGCCCAAGCGGCTGCAGTTGACCACTTTCTCTTATTTCTCTCAAAAGTTAATAACGCATTTTTATAAACTCTACTTTCACGTAGAGGTTTTTTAGGTCTACGTGTTTGTTTTTTAGGTTTGATTTCAACAATGAATTTTTTAAATGTCTTATCAGGTAGTTTTACTTTCATATAGAAGTCAGGAAAGTATCTATGTGGCTTATTATCAATTGAACGATACCAAATAACAATTTCTTCACTACCCCATTCTATTACATCTTTGTTCTTATCACAATATAACATAAAACGTTTCTCCCAACTAGACCTATAAATAATGTTGTTAACATTACCTTTATACTTCTTTTTGTTAAAAGGTTTGAATATACCTGAATAGGGACGTTTGTCTATATTCTTCAACTTCTTCATAAACCTATTTATTAACAACATAAATAGTATTATGGCAAGCGTATTTGATACAATAAAATTAAAGGCAGGAGACAATGTTAGGACTGGTACTTGGTATAGACAACAAGTAAACAGAATAGCTAGCGCTACAACTGCTAGACAATTGTTTAGATCAGGCAAACTTAACGGAAGACCTAGTGTAGGAAGACTGAATTTATTTGGGTATAATCCTAAATATAGAAAGACATTACCTTATTATGATATATTCCCTTTAGTATTACCGTTAGAACCTATTAAAGGTGGGTTTATGGGTATGAATTTTCACTATTTACCACCGTTGTTAAGGTTTAGACTATTAGAACGTATGCAAGCAACAGCGACAGATAGAAGATTCGATAGTAGAACAAAATTTGAAGTTAGTTATGATGATGTAAGAAGAATTAAAATTGTAAAACCAACAATAAAAAAGTATCTGTATTCATATGTACAAACAGGATTTTTAAGAATTAATGCTGACGAGGCTGCTATTGCAATTTACTTACCTGTACAAAGATTTAAGAAGGCGAGTGTAGCAACAGTTTATTCAGATAGTAGGAGATTTATTTAATGTCATTAATTAATATAGGTAAAAGAATAGGCGATATTGATATACGTTTAGGTATACCACCATCAAAAGCAGCTTTTGATAAAGCTGATACCAATAAACGATATGGTTATATTAATTCTACATCAAATAACAATTCAGTATATAACAGATTTAGGTCAGGCCTTACACAATCAGGAGGTTTAGCAAGAACAACCCAATTTATAGCCACAATAGATGGACCTCAAGGAATGGGATATCTTGGCGAAGCACTTGGAGCAAAATACAATTCAGAGGCAATGCCTGACGTACACAGAATGTATAGAAGTCAAACCTTGGTAAACGCAATTAAAAAAAATCTTGATTTAAGAATGGATCTATTTTGCAGTGAAGCATCCATACCAGATAAAACTGTAACAGATGATACCAATGAGCAGTATTATGGACCTAGTAGAAAGTTTGCTAAAAACGTACTATTCAATGACCTGTCATTAACATATTATACAGGTATTCATTTTGATGAGAGAATGTATTTTGAAGCTTGGCAAAATGCGATGGTTGATCCTATAAGTCACAATATAGGATATTATAATGATTATGCTGGTCCGTGTATGATTACAATTACACCTTTAATTAAAACATTTACAGCTGCATTAGCAAATTTAGACCCAGGAGAGTTTAGCTCTGTTGGAGAATATAGGGACGCTATAAGAAAAAGTTTAGGTAATGTTTCAGGCTATTCTGCTTATCAAGTACAATTTTATGAAGTATGGCCAAAAACAATTGCATCCCAGGCATTAAGTTATGGTGACCAAGGTGGTCTTGTGAAAACTACTGTTACGTTTGCATATAGAAATTATGCCACGTCAGCATGGAGTTATTTAGGAGGAAATGAAGATATATACTGGCATTCAGGCAGAACAACATACCGAAATAATTTATCACCAATACAAACAAGTTTATTAGACAATTTACCATTCGGTATAGGCCATGAAATAGGTAGAGTTGGTAGACAAGTATTTGATACATTGAAGAATAGATTGCCTATCGGGAGAATAACAGGCGGAAAGGTATTTCCTAAAGGGTTACCAGACGCCACAGATTTTAGAAATTTAATACTATAAAAAAAGGAGTGAAAAATAATGAGTATACCATTTATGAAGATACCTGAATATGATTTGACTTTATCAAATAATGTAAAGGTAAAATATAGACCGTTTTTAGTGAAAGAAGAAAAAGTTTTACTAATGGCGATTGAGAACGATATCGAATCGGAGATGATTGACACACTGATTGGTACCGTTCAGACTTGTATGATAACACAAGTGGATGTACAAAAGTTACCAGTTTATGATTTTGAATGGTTATGGTTAAACATAAGATCAAAGTCAATTGGTGAAGTTGTAGATTTAAAATTGAAATGTCCAGATGATGAAACACAGGTTGTTGATTACACGTTTAATATTGATAATGTTAAACCAGACTTTAACAAAAAGATAGACACAAATGTTAAGTTTTCAGAAAACTATGGTGTTATTATGAAAATACCAACAGTAAGAGAAGTGGCAAATAAAAAAACTATAATAGATTTATCTGTTAATTTAATGAAGGATTGCATTGCTCAGATTTATAATGGCGATGAAATATTTGAAACGAAGGACGTTGAACCAAAGGAACTAGACCAATTTATAGAAAACCTTACAATGCCTCAATTCAAAAAGATAAGAGCATATTTTGAGCAGTTGCCTATTATATCTCATACGATAGTGTATAAGAATCCTAAATCTGGTGTAGAGCATAAAATGTTATTACAAGGAGCGTCTGATTTTTTTCAGTTACCCTCTTACACGAAAGCCTAGAGAGTTATTATAGGACGAATTTTGCTTTAATGCAATACCATAAATACTCTTTAAGTGATTTAGAATCAATGCTGCCGTGGGAGAGGGAAATATATGTTGATTTATTGATACAGCATATTAGAGATGAAAACGAAAAGATAAGAGAGAAACAAAAAAGAGGGGGATTATAAAAATGCCTAAAAAACAAGCAAAGAAAACAGGAATAGACACCATTAAGATGGTGTGGGAATTCTTTACAGATGAAATACCACACGTATTATCCAATTGGAGATTTGTTCCAAGAGCAATGATGTTATTATATTGCTACGCTTTCTATATGACTATGAATTGGTTTATGGCATTACCAGCACCTAATAACGCACAGGCTGGTTTTGTATCAGTAGTTGTTGGGGCAGGCGCTGCTTGGTTTGGTTTATATGTTAATAGTGGCGGAGTTTATAAGAAGCCAGAGAAGAAAAAAGTATTAAAAGAAGAACAAATAGGTTAAATTAAATGGCAATAAAAGCAGAATCCAAGGTCTTTAAAAAG